GAAACAGGGTCACGCAATGGTACAGGTAAGACTACAATGATCAATGCATTGTCGTATGCGCTGTACGGACAAGCACTTACTAACATCAAAAAAGAGAATCTAATCAACAAAACTAACGGCAAAGCAATGCTGGTTACAGTTGAGTTTGAAAAGAACGGCGTTAATTATCGCATCGAGCGAGGCCGCAAACCTAATGTTCTTAAATTGTATGTTAATGATCAAGAATTAAAAGCAGAAGAAAAAGAAGACGAAGCTCAGGGCGATAGTAGAGAGACACAAAAAGTCATTGAACAGATGTTGGAGATGACTCATACAATGTTCAAACATTTAGTAGCTCTTAACACTTATACAGAACCGTTTCTGTCTATGAAGGCAGCAGAACAGCGTGAAGTCATTGAACAACTGTTGGGTATTACACTATTAAGTGAAAAAGCAGAAGCCTTAAAATTGCAGATCAAAGAAAGCAAAGATTTTATTCAAATTGAAACTGTTAGAATTGAAGCAATTAAGACTGCTAACGGTAATGTACAAAAAAGTATTGACAGTTTAAAAATTAAAAGTGCAGCATGGGCAAGTAAAAAAGAAACAGACATTGAAAACTTGGGTCGTGCTATGATGCGGCTCGAGAATGTTGACATTGAGTTTGAACTTGCGGCACATTTACAGGTAAAGACTTGGGCTGAGAACGATCTTAAAATTAAAAATCTTAACAAACAAAAAGCTACTCTAGAGTCAGCGTTAGGTCAAGCCGAAAAGACTGTTAAGAAGTACAGCAAAGACCTCGAAAGTCTAGCTGATAAAAAGTGTTATGCCTGCGAACAAGAGCTACACGATCACAAACACGAAGAAATGTCTGCTACTGCTAACAAGCATTTGTTGGAAGCGGCTGAGTACTTTGAAAAAGTTAGTACCAGTCTTAGTAAAATTATAAAAGAAGTTGCCGCTATTGGTGAGTTACCACACAAACCTCAAACATTTTATGATACAGAAGCAGAAGCATTGGGTCATAAAAACAACTTAGATGGTTTAGAAAAGAGTCTAACTGCTAAAATTGATGAACAAAATCCCTACGAAGAGCAGATCGAAGAATTAAATCATACTGCTATTCAAGAAATTAACTGGAATGAAGTTAATACATTGACTAAGTTAAAAGACCACCAGGAGTTCTTGCATAAGTTGTTGACTAACAAAGACTCGTTTATTCGTAAGAAAATCATAGATCAAAACTTGAGTTATTTAAACAAGCGCTTGAGCTACTATATCGATAAGCTAGGACTTCCGCATAGAGTAGTTTTTCAAAATGACCTCAATGTTGAGATTACTCAACTAGGACAAGATCTCGATTTTGATAATCTGAGTCGCGGAGAACGTAACAGATTAATCCTAAGTATGAGCTTTGCCTTCCGTGATGTATGGGAAGGATTGTATCAGAGTATTAATTTATTGTTTATTGACGAACTTGTAGACGCTGGAATGGATGCAGCCGGAGTAGAAAGTGCCCTAGCTGTCCTGAAAAAGATGGCCAGGGAGCGCAATAAGAATATATACTTAATATCGCACAAAGATGAACTTGTAGGTAGGGTAAACAACGTACTCCGAGTTATTAAAGAGAACGGTTTTACCAGTTACTCAAACGATGTAGACTATGTTGAATGAAGAGATAAACAAGTATAAGGATTTATATTCACAGTTAGTCAGTGCCTTTGCAGAACTACATAATCAAAATTTGATTTTTGTAAGGACTACAGGCAGGACTCCTGGGTATATATGTAGGAAACATCTTCGAGACGTTGAATTGCTGGCCAAGCAATTGAAAAAACAAAGTCAATTAGTATGTAAAGAAAACTTAGCAAACATAAAGCTAGAACGAAAACTTAAAAAAGAGGAAAAGAAAAATGTCAAACACAGTAGAACAACTAAAAAATCAATTTGAAGCATTCTTAGCAGAAGATTCAAAATTCACAGGTGGCAACAGTGCAGCCGGAACTCGCAGCCGCAAAGCTCTAGCAGAGTTAAGTAAGCTAGTAAAAGCAAGACGCAATGAGATCACAGAAGAAAAGAATGCTCGCAAGGAAGCTAAGACAGCAAAGTAATCAATGACTTGGTACCATAAAGGTTCTATAGTTACAGAACTGCCTGAAGATTGTGTGGGATTCGTTTATCTTATCTCATGCAATACTTCTGGCAGACTCTACATAGGCAAAAAGTTAGCAAAATTTAGTAAAACGACCTACAAGACTGTAAAGTTGAAGAACGGCACAAAGAAGAAAAAGAAGATCAGAAGCAAAATAAACAGCGACTGGCAAGAATATTATGGCTCAAATATAGAACTTAACAAAGACGTTGAGTTATTTGGCAAAGAAAATTTCACAAGAGAAATATTGCACTACTGTAAAAGCAAAGCAGAAACATCTTACATTGAGGCCCGCGAACAATTCGACCGCAAAGTATTAGAATCCGATGAATACTATAACGGACAAATTTCTGTCCGTGTCCATGGCTCTCACATTAAATCCAAAATTTAATTCAGTTTAAGCTCGCACAGGCTAATATCGTGTGCCGAACAGAAGAAACCTGGACCTAGGGTCGCAGGAATCCGCAGTCTTGCCGCTGAAGCAAGCACTTAACCACCATCCTTTACAGGACGAGGATCGCAAATTCGCCGCGGTTTGGTTATTTGAAACAAGAATTTAGGCAAAATGAAGGGTTAGAGACACCCTACGTTTGTATGTATGTTAGCGTATATATGCAAACCGCCGCTGGAATAAGACACTGCTCGTGGTACAGGCCAACCGCCACTGTAATGCAGTAACGCTAAGTGACATATGTTCGACTCGAATAATGTTTCTTTGCCCGGTCAGGGCAAAGTGTGACTGAACGATCTGAATAATATTAATTCTTTCTTTGAAAGAAACAATTGCTCTGAGTGTTAACGAAAGAGCAAATGAGCGTTAGCTCATTATAAATAACAAATACAATTAAATAATCATTATGGACTTTCGACAATTAACTGCTAGATTAGATCAAATAGAAAACTCTCCTAAGAAATCTATATTTGAAAGTATAGGGCAAGGAGATCAATACTTCCGTACTTGGGAAAGGGATATTCACCCTATACTATGTGAAGTTGCATTACAACCTGATCAAATTCAACAACTATTTAAAAGCATAGAAGCCGGTGCTGGCCGTAGTATGCTAGGTAAAGCTGGTGATGCAGTGGGTGCGGCCAAAGATAAGATCAGTGATGTGTGGTTTAATAAGTTTGGAGGTATGCTACAGAGCAGTTCTCCAGTTCAAGCATTTGATCAAAAGTTTGAAGAAATTAAAGCAAGTATTGCTGCAAAGAATCCTCAGTTAGCAGCCAAGTTAGCCAAGTACGGCAAGTTTGCTAAGAGCAATCCTAACCTACACAAGTTCTTGTTGGCCATTGCTGGTTCAGCCGCAGCCGCATTAGGTGTAGCAGTAGCAGGTGGTATTGGTGCAGGAGCACTAGCAGTTGGAACAGGAACAGGTATTGCCGTGGGTATTGTTAACATTGCTGACCGTTTACTACAAGGTCAAGCGGCATCAACTGCTGTTGGCCGTGGGGCAACCGCAGGAGCAGTTGCTGGTATTACAGCAGGTGCTATGGCAAAACTTGGCGGTTGGTTAGCAGGCCTGCGTGAAAAATCAATACCAATTGGAGACACAGGAATCGAAAAAGTTACTTACCAAGCTACAAGGACTATTAGAGGGCCCGGAATGGAAATGAGTGATATGGTTCAAGGATTTAATATTGCTGCTAATCCTGCAGAAGCAAGTGCAGTGCGAACTGCAATGAATGCAATTAAAAATGGTGACGTTTCAGCATTTAGGGATCTACAAGATGTTGCTAAAATAATAACCAGTAAAGAATATAAAGAAGGTATACAGGCTACAATTGGTGCAGCTAAACAAGTTGCGTTTAATAATGATAGTTTATTACAATGGATTAACGGGTTGACTCAGGTAGCAACAACAGCAGGTGGTGCTGTAGCTGGACAAGCAGCAGGTGCTACGGGTGAAAAGCCAGTAGCAGAATCACTAAACAGAAATCAACTCAACGAATTATTTGGAATCACGGGCAACAAGGTAGATGCTAATACATTAGAGAAAGCATGGAAGAAAGCAGGCAGTCCAATGGACAGCGAAGAAGTTGCCAAGATATTACAAAGTGCAGGTGTAGATCCTGCTGTAATTTCTAAAACTTATACAGACATGTTGTTGCCAGAACCGGCAGGAAAAATTAAACCAACGTTAGATGATCCAACAACAGGTTCGGTAAATACCAAAGATATGATGGATATGATTTTAAAATTAAATCCAGATGAGCAAAAACAAGTATTAGCATACTTAAAGAGATAATAGGAAATTATATGAATATCACCGAACTCGTAAGATCTATCAATACACCATATTACGAAACTGTGGCCAGTAGATTGCCAAGAGGGATCGAATCTCAGCAACACCTTTTAAATCTAGGGTACGTAATCACAGTCCAAGATTTAGGACTATCAAGAGCAAAAACCCTAGATGAATCTTTTGCCGTTAATTTAATTAATTCATATCACAGACAATGCATTAACGAAGGAGTTGGTTCCTTCTTAGGTAAGGCTGCTGGAAACGTTGTAGGAGCAGTGGGTGCCGCAGGCCGTGGAATAAAAAATGCATGGAATGATGCCAAACAGGGATATAAAGATGCTAAAACATCGTGGGATCCAAAAACAGGAGCTCCACCTGCAGGAGGAACAACACCTGCACCCGTGAACGGAACAACAGCAGTACCTCCACCTGCAAGTGGCGGGACAGAACCGGCACCGGCTGCACCGCCAAGTACTTACGCATCACCAGCTGCAAGCGGAGATACAGGGCGCCCATATGTTGCCCAACCTGATGCAAGTCCTGCACCAGCAGGTGATATGGGAAGTATAATGCAGGCTATTGATAAGTTAGACAAACCTACTAAACAACAGCTAGCAGGCGAGTTAGAAAAGAGTATTAATACTCCTGAGCCAGCCGCAGACAAACCGGGCACGGCGCCCGGAGCACTAGGTGCAACACCACCAGCAGCACCAGGTGCAACACCACCTGCTCCAGGTGCAGCACCGGCAACAGAGCCACAAGGATCTATATACGATCCTGCAAAAGCTGCCGCTGATAAATTAGCAAAAGGTCAAGCGGATCAACAGCTGGCACAACAACAAATGGCTGCTACTCAACAAGCAAATGCCGCAACTAATCAGCAAGATGCTGACATTAAAGCAGCCGCAGATGCAGCAAAAGCTAAATCAGGATTCCAACAAACCGCCGCAGATAAACTTGCAATTAAAGCGGCTGCTGACAAGGGAATAAGAGAAGCTAAAGAAAAGAAAAAGAAACTTAAGAAGAAAGTTGTTGCAGAATTTAAGAGCAACTTCTTAGGAATGATAATTTAAAAGAACGGTAATCCTGAATCTTTAGTAGCCTTAAGATTGTCTTCAATAATATTTGTAATACAAGTTCTATCTTCAGGCGTTAATAAAAATGCTTCAGAGAATGATAGTCCACCTCGCATATACCAAGTTAGTCTAAACAATTCTTCGCGCATGGCTTTTGTATCATTTTCATAATCTCTTACAACTTTGTTTATTCCATCAAAGTCGAGATACAAAAGCCTCATACGAAAAAAGTTGATGGATCAAACACTAGTGGAACTTCAATAAATTCTGTAGTAATACCTCTGGCTCGCATTGCCTCAGTAACTGGAACCTGTATTGGTTTAATTGCATTAATATCTTTTAATCGATCAAGATGATTTTGAATTATATTAAAAATATCTTTGTCAACATTTTCAATAAACTCTTTAATATGTTTAGGATTATCAGTAGGTCCTTGACTTGAATCAATTCTAAATATGCTGTGTTCGACTATTCCGATAGTTACTTCACTTAATTTGTTAAAACTTTCTTTAAATGCTTGTATCTTTTCTTCATCACTGGCTGTATTGTTGTTGGCAATCTGTAACATTTTTTGTGTTTCAAATGTACTTACTGCACTGGTACTAATTCGTTTATAGTCCATAGGACGAACATATACAGTTAAATCTTCGTTAATTGGAACAACTGGATCCCAGGTAATGTTGGCCATTAAACTGTCCATTACATTTCGAAGATCTATGGTATATTCCATCTCATCTTCATCGTTTAATGTAATAGGTGTAACCATTTTTTCACCGTAGGTTGCAAGTCTAATACCAATAAGAATAACATCTAAATCAATGCTAGGAACATTCCATGCATTTTTAACATGAGGTATACAATGTTGAATCACATCAACAACTGCCTGTCCGCTCATTACGGCATCGGGAACTTTTAACATAAGTTCATCTTTAGCAGTCATTGAGTAAACTGGATATTCTCCTGTTTCGGAAGCAGCCAGTGAACCAGCAGGCCAGAATTCGCCCTGACTAGGTAAACGAATATAGATTTTTGGTTGCCTCATAAATGAAGCTAATGGGTTTGGCTGAATATTTGGTACTGATGTGACCATGGTTTTAATCTCCGATAAATAAACAATGAATACTAACACTCTTATTTATGTGCTCATATAACTGATAAAAAACAATGGCAGACGTAACCGGCACGATTGGCACTGAATACGTAGAACTTAATAACGCGGCAACAGAAGCCACGTTAAAACTTCTACTTGCCGCCATCACAGGTGGCAACGCCAAAGCCACAGCAAATATCAACAGCATTGCCACTAAGGCAGGACTAGATCCAGCTACAGTAGCCAAAGCCAACGACGGCCTTAAAAATTCAGCCGTAGCTGGTGAAAAAAGTGCAGGAGCATTTAACAGAGTTGCGGCCACAGGAGCTAGTGCGGCAGATGGCCTTACAAAATTAGGCACCTCATTAAGTCCTTTAATTGATAAACTTTTAGCGGGTACAGCACAGGCTAGCGATGCGTTTAGTGCATTAGAAAAACTTCCAGGCGTACTTGGTGTAGTTATGGGACTATTTGGTAAAGTAGCATCTTACCAACAAGATAACATGAAATCGTATCAGCAGATTACAGCGGCAGGCGCTAATCTCGGTGGTAGCTTAACTGATCTTAGACAAGCCGCATTAAACAGTTACATGACATTGGATCAGTTTAGTAATTTAATAAAGAACAACAGTGATGCATTTAGTAGAATGGGTGGCACAGTTAATGACGGTGTTAAGGCATTTACTGTGTTTAGCAACGGTTTGCTCAAGAGTGAAGTTGGCAGTCAACTACTCGCATTAGGTATTACTACTGAACAATTTAACAATGGTATGGCAACATACATTGCAGCCACAGGTGGTAGAAATCGTGCAGAAATGCAAGATAGAGAAAAACTAACTGCTGGAGCAAAAGCATATTTTGAACAACTAGATGCATTAGCAACTATTACAGGTATTTCAAAAGAAGAACAAGAAAAATCAATGAAAGAACGTGCGGCCAACGACGCATGGCAAGCACACTTAGGAACTTTAAGTGTGGAAGAAAGAGCCAAAGCCGAAGCTGCGGCACAAGAAGCAAGGACACGTGGTGGTAAAGGTGCAGAGCAAGCATTGATGAGCGCAGCTATGGGCTTCCCACCAATGACTAAAGCCGCTCAGGAACACCACGCGATGACAAGAAACGCTGCTGCGGCTACAATGAATCTTGCTAAAGATATTAAAGATTCTAGCAAAACTGTTAAAGACGTACAAAATAATGCGGCAGCAATTACATCAGGGTTGGCCAAAGACGGTAGGGATAACGCTCAGGTATTTAAAGCCATGGGCATGGCAAACATGGAAGGTTCGGAGACTGCTAATAAGGCGTTAGCCGCAATGAATAAAGCAAAGAATCAAGACATTAAATCTGATGCAGATGCTAGAGCACAACTAGAACAAGTACAGGCAGAACAACGTAAACGCATGGCTGATAGTCAAGCAAAACAAATGGCTGAAACTGATAAAGCATTTAAAGAAATTGGGCAATCAACCAACGATTTATTAAGCCCTGCTATTAAGTGGGCTACAGAAATGATAGCAACTATGTCTAAAGGTCTAGCATTTCTTATAACAGGCTTTACTGAATTACACGTAGGATTTAAATTATTAATTGCCGCCGCCGCCGCGTTAGCATTATGGAAAGGCAAAGAATTAATAGCCGAAAAAATGGCCGCTGCCAAAGATAAGGCAACTTCCGCAATTTCAAAAGCTAAGGGAATGGTGCCAGGCAGTACTCCCCTTAATCCGTTATATGTAACAATAGTTAAAGGTGTCGGCGGCGCAGGTGGTAGCAACACGCCAGACCTGCCAGACAAAAATAAACCAGACACTACTAAACCAAGCACTGGGGGCGGCGGCAAGGCAAGTAAACTAGGTAAACTAGCCAATGCAGCTAAAGGCGGTATTGGTGGTCTAGCAGGCGGACTGGTATTAGATTATGCGGCAGACAAAGCCCGAGAAAGCGGAAACGAAAAAACTGCCGCTGGGCTCGATATAGGTAGTTCTGCACTATCTGGTGCTGGTATGGGTGCAATGGTGGGCAGTATTGTTCCTGGAGTAGGTACAGTAATTGGAGGCGCGGTTGGCGGATTAGTTGGTGGCGCCTACGGTGCTTATCAAAATTGGGGCGGCCTAACTGGTAAGAAACCCATGGCTGATGGTGGTATTGTTGATAGGCCAACAAATGCACTTGTTGGTGAAGCTGGCCCAGAAGTAGTATCACCTATTAAGTACTTCGAAAATTTACAAACAGAGCTAGTGACGTTAAATAAACAAACAGTGGAGATGCTGAGATTTCTAAAAGAAACCGCAGAACAAACTAGAAATACTGCGGAAGCTACCAAGGGATTAAGCGGAGATCTTTTTAAATTTTAAATTATGCAAGATAATATTTTTTATGTTTATCAATATCTTAGAGAAGATAATACACCGTATTATATTGGAAAAGGTAGTTACGACCGCATAAATGAATATCACGGTAAAAACATTAAACTTCCTACAAAAGAACTTAGACAATTTGTTAAAACTAATATGTCTGAAAAAGATGCATTTGATTTTGAAATTTCATTAATTAAATATTACGGACGGAAACTTGATGGCGGAATATTAGAAAATATAAAACTATCTAGGTGGGTAGCACAATCTGGTTGGAAACATAGAGAAGAGACTAAAATGAAAATATCTGAAAAGAATTCAGGTAAAGTTAGAACTAAAGAACATAAACAGCACTATTGTATTCCTAAAACTGCTGAACATGCTGAAAAGATTCGCCAGGCAAACTTAGGTAGAGTTGATGATGGCAGGGCTGCTAAGGCAGCAGAAAAGAATAGATTATTGAAATGGTTTAACAACGGTGACGTGTCAAAAATGTATATTCCTGGACAGCAACCTCAAAATTTCAACCCAGGTAGAATTTCCTGGAAACATTCAAAGGTAACATAACATGGCTGGATGGAGAAAATATTTTACATTAGTTGATACATCGGGACAAATGAGTCCTGTTAACGGTTCTGTTAACGCAGACAGTCGTGCTAATCCCACGCATAGAAATTATTCAAGCTATTTGCCAGATGTATATTCTGGACATCCAAATCGTTTAGAGCGTTATGGTCAGTATGATACAATGGACAGCGACAGCGAAGTTAATGCCGCTTTAGACATTTTGGCTGAATTCTGCAGCCAAACTAATGAAGATAGTGGAACACCGTTCCGTATATTTTTTAAAGAAAAAGCCACAGGTACTGAAACTAAGATTATTAAAAAGTTCATGCAACAGTGGACTAAACTTAATAAATTTGACAAACGTATTTTTAAAATTGTAAGAAATACATTTAAATTTGGTGATTGTTTCTTTGTACGTGACCCTGAAACACAGACATGGATGTTTGTTGATGCACAAAAAGTAGACCGTATCATTGTCAACGAAAGTGAAGGTAAGAAACCTGAACAATATGTTATCCGTGATTTTAACCCCAATTTAGAAACACTTGCTACAACTGCTATTAGCCCTAGTAACGTTACAGGTGGCGGAAGTCAATATGCAGGTGGTACTGGCGGCGCAGCGGGCGGGTCCCGTGGAATGACTGGTGCGTTTCCTACAAACTTGTCTGGAAATAGATTTTCTAAAACAGAAAATCAGTATAACATTGATGCTAAACACGTTATACACCTAAGTTTAAGTGAAGGACTTGACAATAATTTTCCTTTTGGAACAAGTCTTTTAGAAAGTATTTTCAAAGTCTACAAACAAAAAGAACTGCTTGAAGATGCTATTATTATCTATCGTATACAACGTGCTCCTGAACGCAGAGTATTCTATATTGACGTTGGTAATATGCCCAGCCACTTGGCTATGAGCTTTGTTGAAAGAGTTAAGAACGAAGTAAATCAACGCAGAATTCCCAGTGCAACAGGTGGTGGACAAACTGTTGTTGATGCAGGTTATAATCCGTTATCAATCAACGAAGATTACTTTTTCCCACAGACAGCAGAAGGTCGTGGCAGTAAAGTTGAAGTTCTACCAGGCGGTACTAACCTAGGAGAAATTGATGATCTTAAGTATTTTACTAATAAGCTGTTTAGGGCTCTACGCATTCCTAGCAGTTATCTACCTACTGGTTCCGATGACGGCGGATCTAACTTTAATGATGGTAGAGTTGGAACAGCCTACATCCAAGAACTCCGATTTAACAAGTACTGCGAACGATTACAAAGCCTAATGAATGATGTGTTTGATACAGAGTTTAAGCTGTATCTACACAACAAAGGCATTAATGTTGACAGTAACATCTTTGATGTTAAGTTTAATCCCCCACAGAATTTTGCTGCATTCCGTCAAACTGAAATGGATACTGCTCGTGTAACCACTTATACAACAGTGGCAGCCGTTCCGTTTATCAGCAAACGCTTTGCATTAAAACGTTTCTTAGGACTAACACAAGAAGAGATTGTAGAAAACGAAACAATGTGGAAAGAAGAGAATGTTGATGATGACACAGAATTGCCGGCAAATGCTGAACTACGTTCAGTAGGTATCACAGCAAACGGTATGGGTTCAGACATGAGTGCGCTATCAGGTGCAACATCTGCACCTCCTCCAGAAGGTGAACCAGGAGCAGAGGCAGCTCCGGCAGCTCCAGGAACAGCTCCTCCAGCATAAATATTACTATGTTTTTAAGAGAATTCATTTACTTTGATAAAAATCAGGCAAACATGACTGATGATAATCGCTATAATTCGGACAACGATACCAGCGTTTTAAAGTCCAGTGACCTTAGAAAAACACG